AGCGATACACACTTTGACGAAGTAGTGAACTTGCACGAGATGGAAGGTTTGAATTGTTATAACCGTGAGATCGCTGTTATGCGTTTAGAGAAGTGGGCGCAGAATGTAGTGAAACTTTCTAGGCATTATTTGTCGGGTGTTTCTTATGACGGTGTTGTAGTGATTCTTGGTGGCGACATTTTCACAGGCGACATTCACGAAGAACTCGCTTTAACTAACGAGGACACAATGATTGGTTCGTTGCTGTTCTGGTCTGAACAGATTGCTGCTGCGATACAACTATTGACTGACGAGTTCAAGAAATGTTATGTCGTTAGTGTTGTTGGTAATCACGGGCGAATGACTCGCAAGCCCCGTATGAAGCAACGGGTGAAAACCAATTTTGATTATCTGTTAGCGAAAATGGTTGAACGACATTTCAGACTTGATAAGAGAGTGTCGTTTGATATTCCTGAATCTGCTGATGCGCTTATAAAGATTTACGATCACGGGCATTTGATTACTCACGGCGATCAAGTATCTGGTGGCGGTGGCATCGGCGGTATCTATCCTCCGATTATGCGTATGCGAGCGAGAAAGCAGGCACGATATTTGGCTACAGGTAAATCGTTTCAAACTTTGTGGCTTGGTCATTGGCATCAATATATTTCTACGCCGTCAATGATTGTGAACGGCAGTTTAAAAGGTTTTGATGAGTATGCGATGTTGATGGGGTTCGGTCACGAACAACCGCAGCAGGCGTTGGCGATTGTTACGCCTGAAAGAAATATCACGATTCAAGCACCTGTGTTTTGTTTAGATCGAAAAAAAGAAGGCTGGTGAAAGATGAGAACAGTAGTGCTGGTGATTTGGCACGATGCTCATTCGGTTGCTGATTCTTGGATTGATGTTGCTGATATCGATGTTGAGCCTGCTGTGGTTGAGAGTGTCGGTTTTTTGTTACCCGATGCGAAACCGAAGCATATTGTTTTGGCACAGAGTTTGACTGGTGATGAGTGTGATCATATTTTGGCAGTGCCTGTTGAGATGGTGCGCTCTATGAAGGTTTTGTGTGCTGATGGATATGTAAGGGCAGATCAGGTAATCTAAAAAGTTGTGCGAGGCGTTCTCCTTCTCCGCCTGCGCATACGAGTTGAGTTGCCTCAGCAGAAATGTTGGGGCAACTCCTCGTAGCCTTCTAAAACCGTTATTTTGTTAGAGTTTTAATGATTTTGTATTTTGAAGACTGTCAGATATAATTGATGTATCAGGCAAACGCCTGAAAGTTCAAGAGGAGGACTTATGAAGAAGGTAGAAAGAAAGCCACTAGTTTTCACAAAAGAAATCTATGAAGAAGGTGGAAACCAATTTGAGGTTTTAGCAATTCAATCAGGGTCAGAGAATCTAGATATGTCAAATGATAAGTGCTGTCTATGTGGTTGGAAAATCCGCAACGGTGGCAAGCACTCTTATTTAGTTCACAAATTAAACGGTAATTTCAAAGGCGCATACAATACGCTTCTTCGTTGCGATATTCCCGAATTGTGGCACGATATGAGAGTCTCACAAGGTGGATCAGCGATTGGTGCAGAGTGTCGAAAGAAGTTGCCAGCAGAGTTCGTGTTAAAAGTTAGTGATTGGGATAACCAATAAGACCGAAACCCCGAAAGGGGTCTAGCGATTACTTCGCTACTGATGAGGTCAGAAAATCTCAAAGTTCAAGAGGAGGACTTAGAAATGGAAACAGTAAAAGCAAATATCGTGTCTGACATATGTGAAGAAGCAATTAGGGAAATAAAAGAAACGATAGAACAATACGGTGTTCCGTGTTGGGTTGCTCATACGAGTCATCGAGTTCGTAGTGCAGTTCCAAAAGAAGTCTTAAGAGAACTATTAGCCACAGCAAAAGTTTCACAAGGTTGGTCTAAACAATTCGATGGACAACTTATTTTCGGAAAAACACGAACCGATGACAAAGACAATATCTTGGAATGGGCAAAAGAAAACATTTTCGAAATGGTGACAGTCAAACAGGTCGCTGATGCTTGCAGCACTAGCGAAAGTTTTGCCAGACGCACGATGAACTCTCGCCCAGATGTATTTAAGAAATTCGGTAAAGAATATGAGATTCGAGATGCTGAAGCAGATCGTAAAGCACAAAAGAAATGAACTAAAACAAAGTTGAAATTACTCTGCAACACCCTCAAGTAATACTCAGATTACTATAAACAACAAAGAAAGAAGGACATATGGAACGGCTAGCGAAACCGAAACACGGAAGTAAAGAATGGTTACTGACTAGATGGCGAGATGATTTAGGTAAGTGTGTGTTCGGGGCTTCCGATATCCCTGTTCTGATGAACGCTTCGCCATACAAGACGAGAGGGGAATTGTTTGCTGACAAATTGAATGAACCAGTAGAGCAAGCAGAGTCAGCAATCTTTCGGCGTGGCAATCTGCTTGAGAAGCCGTTGCTTGAAGCAGCATCAGAGGAATTGGGATACACATTCTTTACACCTGACACGATTTATCGTGACGGCAGGCTGTCTGTTTCGCTTGATGGTGTGGATAATTCGATTCAACCTGAATTTATAGTCGAGGCGAAAACTTCAACAAGGTATTCAATTCACGATTCTTCTGATCTTCCTGCCGAATGGCTTTGGCAGGGCTGGGCGCAGCAGGCGGTGCTTCAATGCCCTGTTTGGTTTAGTGTCCTTGATCGTGATTTGCGTATCAGTGTTGTTGAATTACCTGATAATGCAGCAGCGATTGACAGCCTACGCCTTGAAGCGGAAGTGTTTGGTGAATGGGTTGATACTAACAGCGCACCGCTAGACGAGATCAATAACTTTTCGGCTGATGACATCGCACGGATTTTTCAAGTTGCGCCAACAGCGATTGATTTGCCGAACGGTGCAGGCGACTGGGTGCTTCAGTTAGAGGAAGCACGAGCGTTGGCGAAGCAGGCAGCAGAACAGGAAGCAAAAGCCAAAGATGAACTTGCACGAATGCTGCTTGGGAACGAGATCGGTTTGTTGCACGGGCAACGGGTCGTATCGTGGAAGCAGCAAGATGGCAAGACTTCTTTCGATACGAAAGCGTTGCGTGAGGCGCACCCAGAGTTAGTTAAGCAATATGAGAAGCAAGGTAATCCCTACCGTGTGATGAGAACACACAGAGAGAAGGTAAGCAAATGAGAAAATCAATGACAATGAGTGCAGAAAAGATAGAACAACGCAAAGCCAACAAGTTATTGACACCGAAGCAACTTCTAACAGACCCAAATAAAACAACTTTTAATGTTGCTGAAGTGTGCAAAATACTTGGTGTTGGCAGAACAACGATCAATCAAGATATTCAAAACAAAGGCACAATTATCAACTCAGTTCCAGCATTGAGAGTTGGCAAACGAATTTTGTTTTCAGCAACGCTATTGCGAAATGCTCTAGGAGTTTCAGAAATAGAATTAACAAAGAAAGAAGGAACAAGAAATGAGTAATGAAACTGAAGCAGTTATGTTGAAAGCGGTGCTGGAACAATATGCAACTCCAGACCCGAAGATCGTTGGAACGATTCCACGCAACGGAATCAATCTGGCGTATGTAAGCCACGCAGAAATCACTCGCATCTTGATTGAGATTGACCCAATGTGGAACTGGCAGCCTGTCGCTTGGGTTGATGGCAGACCTGCGATTCACGAAGCAAACGGTGTCGCAACGATGTGGGCAACGCTCACATTGTTAGGCAAGTCGCTTGTCGGTGTCGGTTCGGTTCGAGCCGACAAACCTGACCTTGATAAAGAACTTGTCGGTGACTTTTTGCGAAATGCTGCGATGCGATTTGGTATCTGTTTATCCCTTTGGTCTAAACAGGACTGGGAAGTAAAAGGAAATGTTGAAAGCATTACTGCGCTTCAAACCCGTAGAGCAGAGCAGATTCAAGAATCAAAGAACAATCACCCTGCAAATCAGCAGATCAATAATGATCGTTCAGTTGGTTTAACTGATTCTGAAATCGAAGCAGCCTTCACTGCCCCTTCAAAACCTGTGACAACCAAGATCGGCAGTTTGATAAGCGATAAACAAAAAGGGCTGGTTTCATCGTTATCAAAAGAAGTTGCTGACGGTGATGTGAAGCCGATTATTAGAACTTTATTCAATAAAGAAAACTTGAACACTCTTACCACTAAAGAAGGTTCTGATTTAATCAAGCGTCTAATGGATATGAGAAAGAAATCAACTGATGAACAACCCTTCTGAAGAATTGCAGATGGCTTACGAGTTTGCGATTGGTGTCTTGATTGACTGCGCCCGAAAAGTTGTTGTCTTTGATGGCACTGATCGTAAATCGTTAGATGATTTGCGTGAAGCAGTTTTTAAGTTTGGTGAAGTAAACGATTTGATTGCGAGGTTTTATAGTGAGTCGTGAACACTGGTCTGAAGATGCTGTTTGTCGAGGTAAGAAGGCAACCATATTCTTTCCTGATCACAGGACTTTGAATGAGCATCGTTACGATGAAGCGTTAGCGATTTGCGCAAACTGTCCTGTGCGTCAAGAATGTTTAGATATGGTTATTGTGTTAGAGGACACTGATGATCGTTGGGGTGTTTTTGGTGGTATGACACCGCCCCAGCGAGCGAAGTTGCGTAGAGAGTTAAAGGAGATGGTGAAATGAACGCAAAACTTTGTGCCTGTTTAGTGAAGCGTGTTCTTCCACGAAAGCCTTTTTGTGGTGAGAAGATAGATGACGCTGATGAGGACTGAAAAACAAAAGAAAAAACAATTAATTAACTGGCAGTTTGTTCAATCCGATTTATTTGATCATCTGTTGGCTTATACGAGCCAACTATCAGAAATAGCAGAGTCTTTATATTTAGAACTAGATGATTTACAGAGGCAAGCGTCTGAGTTTGAAAAACAAATGCGAGAAGAACTTAAAAGGAAACAAAATGAGGATTGAGGAGCGCAAAGGCGATTGTCAAGGCAATCGTGATAAATGCAAACTGCCTGACTGCCCTAAGTTTGGCACTCTTGGCAGACCATCACGAGATGGCAGTAGGCGAGTAAAAGGTTGCGCTGACCCGACAGCACGAGGGAAAAGATCTCGCACGAAAGGATTAAACAAGCAGCGTGTCGCTCGTAAGCGTCTTGGTGTTGCGCCTTCACATAAGTTCGGTGATGGTAACGAGGAACGCTGGCAAGATGTTTTGTTTGCTAACGAAGTCAAAGCAGGTAAGCAGATTGGGGCTGCTGTTACGGCGTGGCTTCGTATAGAGGCTCAGGTGCGTTCTAACGAGGCTGATTT